GGTAGTCCTTAAAAATAATAAAGGTACTGAAGAAACCCGTGTACGCCACATGGACTATGCCTTTCAGTTTAATAAGCTGATGTATGAAAGGCTTTTGACCGGTGGCGATATTACATTCTTTGATCCAAACGATGTGCCTGGTCTTTATGATGCATTCTTTAATGATCAAGACAAATTTAAGCAGCTATATGAGAAATATGAGCGGGCATACTCTATTCGTAAGAAGACTTTGCCAGCCCTCGAGGTATTCCAGCAGTTTTTGATTGAGCGCAAGGATACTGGACGCATCTATGTTATGAATGTTGATCACGCCAATGACCATTCATCGTTTTTATCTGATGTAGCACCAGTACACATGTCAAATCTTTGCTGTGAAATTGATTTGCCAACGAGTCCCCTGGGCGAAGAAGGCCAAGGTGAAATATCTCTTTGTACTCTTTCTGCAATTAATTGGGGTCTTATTGACGAGCCAAGCCAGTTTGAAAAATACTGCGATCTGTCTGTCAGAGCTCTTGATGCCTTATTGGATTATCAAAACTATCCAGTACCTGAGGCTCAATATGGTACCATGTTTAGACGACCGCTTGGTATTGGGATTATCAATTTAGCTTATTTCCTTGCCAAGCGTGGTCTTAAGTATAATGAAGAAGCATTAGAGACTGTTGATGAGTTTGCAGAAGCTTGGGCATATTACCTTACCAAAGCATCAGTACAACTTGCCCGAGAAAAGGATGCTTGTATTGGAGTAGCACAAACGAAATACTCGCAAGGCATTACTCCAAATATGACGTATAAGCCAGAAGTTGATGAATTGATATATAATATAGAACGAATGCCGTGGAATGACCTACGGGAAGATATGAAAAAATACGGTATTCGTAACTCAACTCTTATGGCATTAATGCCAGCGGAGACATCAGCACAAATTAGTAATAGTACTAATGGTATAGAACCTCCACGGGCTCTCGTCTCGTACAAACAATCAAAAGATGGTGTAATGGCGCAAGTCGTCCCTGGCTACCATCACTTGAAAAATAGATACGATCTCTTATGGGATCAAACATCACCGGAAGGATATCTTAAAATTTGTGCAGTTTTACAAAAATATATTGACCAAGGAATCTCAGTAAACACTTCATATAACCCAGAGCATTATGAAGATAATAAGGTTCCAATGTCGGTCATGATTAAAGATTTGGTGACAGCTTACAAATATGGATTAAAGCAGCTTTACTACTTCAACACCTACGATGGCGCTGGAGAAATAAAGGAAGAGGCATCTCATACTTATGAGACTGGTACACAGCCAATCGAAGACGAAGATTGCGAAAGCTGCAAAATTTAAGGACACAAGCCCGTGACAATTATGAAAAAAAATATCAAGTCTCATCTTGAGAAGACAATGTTCTTCGATGAAAGTGTAGACATTGCCCGATATGACCAAGTACGGTACCCTCAACTCGAAAAAATTACAGACAAACAATTAGGATTCTTTTGGCGACCAGAAGAGATCGATGTATCTAAAGACAAAAAAGATTTCCATGCTCTTACTCAGCATGAGCAACATATCTTTACATCAAACCTTAAGCGCCAAATTTTGCTAGACAGCATTCAAGGTCGAGCTCCTAATCTTGCGTTCCTACCTATTTGCTCTTTGCCAGAGGTAGAGAACTGGATTGAGACATGGTCATTTTTCGAAACAATCCATTCACGTTCTTATACACATATTATTCGTAATGTGTATCCCAACCCTAGCATTGTATTTGACCAAATGCTAGACATTAAAGAAATCGTGGATTGCGCCTCAGACATTAGTCAATACTATGACAATGTGATTGAGAATCCTAATAAAAAGAATCTATGGCTGGCTCTTATGTGTGCCAATGCCTTGGAAGGTATTCGTTTCTATGTTTCTTTTGCATGCTCATGGGCATTTGCAGAACTGAAAAAGATGGAAGGCAATGCCAAGATCATTAAGTTTATTGCTCGGGATGAGAATACTCATTTGGCAGCAACGACTACAATGATTAAAAATATTCAAAAGGAAGATAAGGAAATGGCTAAAATTGCCATGGAAACTGAAGACGAAGTTCGTGACATGTTTGTCAATGTTATTGAACAAGAAAAAGCATGGGCAGAATATTTGTTTTCAAATGGTTCTATGATCGGCCTTAACCGTAATCTCCTTAATGATTATGTTGAATGGATTGGTACCAAGCGTATGCGGGCTTTAGGTATTGCTTCGCCATATCACGTTCAACAAGCAAACCCTCTACCATGGACTGAAAAATGGATTGGTGGTGGCAATGTTCAAGTTGCGCCACAAGAAACAGAAATCAGCTCTTATGTCGTAGGTGGCGTAAAACAAGACGTATCAACAGAAACTCTCTCAGGACTTAGCTTATGAATATAGAAATTTGGAGTAAAGATGGCTGTTCACAATGCGTGGAGGCCGAGCGATTAGCTCAAATCGTGTGTCAAGAAAGCCATAATACATATAATAAACTAATGCTAAATTCTGATTTTACTCGTGAGGAACTTCTTAATAAATTTCCCAATGCTAGAACATTTCCACAGATTGTAGTTGATGGCAATATAGTTGGTGGTCTTAATCAGTTCACGGAATATTTACAAGAGAATGTATGAAGACAATAGTACTTGAGTGCCAATACTGTTATATAGAATCGATAATAAGGTTCGATTCTGAGATGTATGATCAACCACGGTATTGCCCTCATTGCGGTCGTCAACAAGATGATGATTACGAGGAATTAGAGTTCGATGAATAGACGACATGTGGCTCAAAGACGACAAATTATGGACGCCTCCCGAAGATTTCGATCCCAAAGAAGTATATGGCTTTGTGTATCTGATAACGAATCTCAAGACCAACAAAAAGTACGTGGGAAAGAAATTCTTTTGGAGCAGCAAGACCTTACCAATAACCAAGACACGTAAAAGACGAAAAAAGCTTTTAGTTGAATCTGATTGGAAAAACTATTGGGGCTCAAACAAATGGCTCCAACAGGACGTGAAAGAACTTGGTGAGGACAACTTTAAAAGAGAGATACTGCACCTTTGTAGAACCAAAGGCGAGTGTGCTTATTTAGAAGCTAAGGAGCAATTCGACAGAGATGTACTTCTTACCGAAGACTATTATAACGGAATCATTGCAGTCAAATGCAATGCAACCTCAGTGAAAAAGTTGTTTACATTGACTGAAGAATAGATTATAATATAGTATATGGGTGATATTGTAGAGTTTCCATCAGGCCTTAAGGTGCCAAAAAGCGTAGAAGAACAGAATACTGAGCTCGCACATGAGTGTGTGTCCATCGCTATCCACCTGTTCGATCTCATGGAAGATGAGTTGCTTAATCTTGGAAATCCTCTTTGTGACCGCATGAATTTTACAGATCCGGAGAGCCCTGAAGCAAGAGACATATATGTGATAACTAATCTTATTAGCTCGATGCTGATACGATATAATGGTTTACCGCATACTCTTCACCCTTACATGAATGATCTGTATGACATTATACTTCAACAAACTGGTGATTAAATGATCCTACTTGACTATAGCCAAATTGCGCTATCTAATATTATTGTTCAAAAACTCAACGACGAAAATATGATTCGTCATATGATTCTCAACTCAATTCGAATGTACAATAAGCGATATCGAAAAGAGTATGGGCAAATGGTAATCTGTGCCGATGGTTTCAATACATGGCGCAAGGAATACTTTCCTCAGTATAAAGCCAATCGTAAGAAAAATCGTGAAGAGTCTACCATAGACTGGAACGAGATCTTTCGAATTCTGAATACAATTAGGGAAGAAATCCAACAGAATCTGCCATACAAAGTCCTACACCTTGAAGGTTGCGAGGCCGATGACTGTATTGCAGCATTGGCTTTACGCACTCAAGACTTTGGACAAGACGAGCCAGTCATGATCGTCTCATCTGACAAAGACTTTATTCAACTGCAAAAGTTTAAAAACGTAAAGCAGTTCAGTCCTATTCAGAAAAAGATGGTTACTGATAAGAACCCAAGACTGTATTTGACCAACCATATCCTTAAAGGCGATACAGGCGATGGTATTCCAAATATCAAGTCAGACGATAACTGTCTTGTTGAGGGTCGTCGCCAATCGCCAGTAACAGCTAAATTCATCGATAATTTTATTGCGAATGACAACTTACCGGAGGAACTTTTACGCAACTATCAACGCAATAAAAAATTAATTGACTTGACCGAAATCCCAGATCCAGTGGTTGAGAAAATTATATATAATTATGATAACCAAAAACTTGCACCAAAGATGAAGGTTTTAAATTATCTGATTAAGAAACGATGTAATCAACTTATAGATTGCGTAGAAGAATTTTATAATGCCTAAACCAGCACTCATATCAGAAATCTTAGAAACAACCTCTAAGATGAAAACTCAAAAAGAGAAGGTAGAATATCTGCAGTCTCATGCAGACAATCAAGTCCTTCTTAA